TTATTTCCAGCCTATTATACACTATTTCTGACGATTTGAGAAATTTCCTATAAAGTAAAAAATGAAGCCTTGAAAAATCAAGGCTTCATCAGCAGGGGATGAGAGAATCGAACTATAATGAATGCATTCTTATCAAACCTAGGTTTTACTGTAACCATTGATTTTACTGTGTTTTGAGCATTTTTTTATTTGCTTATAAAGTGGCAAATTTGCCATAGAAGTATATAAAATGCAACACGATGCAACACGAAATGCAACACGAAATTGAACATGTTTCTTTTTACTTTAAAAACAGCCGGCAGATAAACTCTACCGGCTATGGTTTTATAATGATTCAAGACCTACTTTCCATGTGTTCTTTCCAACGATTCCATCTGCTGTCAATCCGTGGCTCCTCTGCCATGTCTTGGTCGATGCTTCCGTACCTCTGCCGAAATTGCCATCTGCTGTCGCACCAATGATGATCTGCCATACCTTGACCACATTTCCTTTACTACCTTTTCTGATCGTAGTCATATTGTAATCCTCGCTTTCTGATTTTGATGTATTTGCTGCTGCCACTGCTTTATTAAATAAAGCCTGCTCTGCCGACCTACGTCTTTTAAGTCCTGCAAGCACTTTCCCGTTTGCTTTACAGTACTGTGCCATCGCTGTAGAAATCTGCGATGTTGATCTGCCTGCACAAAGCTTTTTAAGATTACCAACTCCACAATTAAACGCAAATGACACCAGAGCGTCAAACTGATTCTGGTTGAGATTTGCGGTGATTGGCACATACACGGAATTATTAACGTATCCCTCAAACTTCTTAATATCCTGCTTTAAATATGCATCTGCCTGTTCCTGCGTGATTGTCATACCTTTTTTTACTCCGGCGGTATGTCCATAACCTATGGTCCATACTCCGGCAGCACACTGATAAGCAGATAAGCGGCAGCCCTCGAACTGCTTGATCAGATTAAGACCTGCCTGTCCAATTTTTCTATTTGCCATAAAAATTACTCCTCCTCTACTTCTGGAATTCCTGCCAAAGATGTAAGCCATGATACGATACCGGCTACAATTGCGGATGATACTACCATCTTCCAATCCACTGCTGAAATCACTGCTCCAGTACCGATTACTGCTACCGCTGTCTGCGCCATCGTCTTAATCGATCTGATTCCTGCGGCTTTCGCCCATTTTTGTGTGCTTACTGATGGTTTAAATACCGAATTTTTTAACATATTATTTTTCTCCTTCCAAATCTGCGATTCTGTGATTAATTACCTTGATTTGCTCTTCCATGACCGGGACGCGCTGCGCAAAATTATTATGTAAGCGCACCTCGCGCGTTAACTCGTCAATTTTGCAGTCTGTGACCGCCTGCGCGGTCTGAAGCTTCTGCTCTGTTTTTTTCTGCCCAGAACTGACTGTAAGCACTGTTCCAATTAAAGTCAGTCCTCCTGCCACTAAAGCAGATATAATCGATTCCAAATGACCAACCTCCCTCTTTCTTTATAAAACCATTATAAATCCGCCAAGCCTTGTATTTGTGCCATTTTGCAACGTAAAAAGCGCCGGACAATTAATCTGATAGACTAATCATTCGGCGCTATGGCACTGCTTTATTTTGTTGTTATTATTATACACCACAATTCATATAAATCAAATATTTTAAATCACAATTCTGTGATTTTAAGAAAATATACTGATTATCTGAATTTACATTTGCAAATTATTACCTTATAATTTTTTTGAGAGAGTCATCTACGAAATTGATTTAAAAAATACCTTCCCAGATGACTTTTCTCCTCCCATCGTGTTATACGAGCCGGAATTATCCGGCTCTTTTTATTTTACCATGTTGCATCACTGAAACCAGAGTTTAATAAATTTTTTTTCCACATTTTACACATAACCTTGTTATATGTTCTTGTCCAAAAAATGACCACATTTCATTTGTATTTACATATTCATGTTTACATAACAACTGCCTAAATACATATTTTATCATAATCATGCCCTCGGAATAATGACAGCCCACTTATCGTTAACATTATCATATTTTAACAATCCTTCAGTCGAAATTGCATAAATCTGAAAATCATCGATAAATAAAAGCATAGTTGATGACTTATATGATTTTGAATCACTATAATCTATGACAGTCACATATAAAACATCATTCTGCTTTGCATAAGAGTTATAAAGCTGAGCAAGTGTCAGCGTCTTCGTTTCTTTTAATGGCAAATGAACAATATTTAACGAGTTTCTCGTCCTTGCAACGATTGCATCCACACTTAATTTCTGGGAAACCACATCACGCTTTTCTGTTATTCCGCCTCTCGTAATAGTAGGTTTCATTTTGACATTTTCAAACGAAGCAGTTGCCGTGGAAAGCCAGACGCTAATATATTTTATTTTCGTGTATTTTCCATCAATGTTATTAATTTCAACTGGAGAAGTTACATAAAATGTTTCAAGTTCCGAATCCTTCGCCCGCTCAAATGAGACTGCTAATGCCACTCCAGATGCTCTAGGTCGATTTTCGAAGTGAGGATCCATACTGTAAATGTCATTATATAATGGAATATTTTCAAAATTATCATGAATTAATCTAAATAATACTTGATTTGTTTTTGATGGAATTTTTCCATTGCTTCCGATAAGTAAAGATCCATCATTTTTAGCTTCCACCGTTGTTAACGACGAACTGTTGAATGACTTCGCATAACTGCCTGTGCTTGTTGCGCAATATGGAAATGGAATTAAATTCTCCTTTATAATCGTTAAACTCTGGGAGACATCCTCTATCGCTTCTTTATTATTGACTATCGCTCCGGTCACGGTACCGTCCCCGATTTTTGATATATCCGCACTTCCAAGCTTCGCAATAACACCGGACGTTTTATCAACAACCCAATTCAAAGCATTGACAAGATTATTTTTCACTTCTGTTTTTAAAGATTCCAACGTTCCGATCTGCTTTTGTAAATTTCCGGCTGCATCCTCAGATAACTGACCTTTTATATCATTGAACCATGTTATAAAATCTGCCTGCTCCGATGCTTTAAATCCGGCAAGATCAGCTTGTACTTGCTGATATAATGTTGTTGTATCAAATTCGCTGATTGCCGATATAATGCCGCATCTTGCAGTTTCATAACGTGTGTCCGTAATTCTCTGATTGGAAATAGCGGAAGAATTTTTATTTACAAATAAATCTGCTAATCCTAATTCCCAAATAGATTCTGTTCTTGTAAGCTCTGGTCTTAAAGGACTTGCTGCAGGTATGCCCTCTACAATATATAAATCACAGATTCTCTCCGAATCATTATCGTTCCATCTTAAGACTACAGTATCAATTCGATCATAATTAGAATCTGCTGCCTGAATTGCAAGCGTCCGCTGATTTTCTTCCAGTTTCAACCCTCCTGCACAAATTGCAAAACCAGGATTAACAACAACATTCATTCCACTACCTGCTTCGACCTGCAGATTGGTAGATGGGTTTGGTAAAATGCCATCCGTTAATAATTTGGCTATCAGTTTTCTGAGTGGTGCGGACGTAATCGCACGATCATACACCGGTGTTCCATCACTCTCAAATGTGACATGTGAATCAAAAGGAAATCCTATCATAATTTTTGTCCTCCTCTATCTTTTTAAAATTATTGGTGTACCAAATTCCATTGTCATGCTCCACTGTCCGGACTTCATGACTTCATAGCAGCCAATTAATCTGGCTTGGGCAGACAAATCCATTTCTGGAATTTCTATACTGCACAAATCTCCCAAATCAAAATCTGTTCCATATTCGTAACTACTCTCCATTGCGTCAAATTCAACATTAATAATTTTGGGATATCTGGTTAATGCATTTAGTGCTTCATTATCCATAGCAACAGCCAAATCGCTGCTTGTATACTCATTTCTATTTAATGTAGAACTATTTGATAAAAACCAATACTCATCATCGCCAGATGCAGCGTTAAAAGTAGCTCTCGAAACATACGTAGTGACATCATTATCTGTTTGCTTATTCGTATTCAGGCAAGCATTTTTATATTCTGTATCATCAATCAAAATATTTGGGTTCTTTATATTTCCGTATTTTGTCGAAAAAATAATTGGATTATTTCCATCTGCATTATTTTCCGTCCGGTCAGATCCACTCCATACTTCGAATTTCTTATTGCTTTCCACGAAATCATAAAGTACTCTATAAGACATGCCGGATGGTTTTAAGATGTCATAGATCTTCCACCCGAGCAGTTCTCCGTTGCGGTAATGCACAGAATCTTTTCCTCTTCCGAGCGATGTCCCGGAAATAATATTTAAATCAGAACTTACGCTTGCGGTAGTTAACGTTTTAAAAGCATTAAAAAACGCATATGCCACATTCTCTGCTTTTCCACTCTGGAATGACCATGAAGGTGCATTTGTCACATTTGATGCACCGTTCTGAAATACAACATGTCTGTCTAATGTTTTTTCCATGAAATACCCGCTCAACTGAATATATTTATACTGCTGTTGCCGGACGTAATTTATTTGTGTTATCTTTCCAAGTTCCGGTCTGTCTTTTGTGTAAATATACCTCATTGACGAATTATAATGCTTTATCGGAATCTGTATGGAGAACGTTCCAGCTTCGTGGAATTTCCTGCTCCATTGTAAATTTGTCGACCGTATTAATGACACTATCTGATAATTTTTATCTAGTGCGATCGTATTAAAGCCTTTCATGATTCCTCCTAAATTGCCCCATAAAGTTTATTATAATAAATTGAAACATTCATAAGATTGCTTCCGGTGTCTGCGTCAAAAGAAATTTCAGAACTTCCAACCGGAAGCTCCATATCATCAAATGCCGATGTTCTATCACAGTGTCCTATAAAATTAACACCGTTCTTTTTTACCGTTGGTGGATTCTGTGTGAAATCAATAATAATAACATCATTTGCTTTCATATTATCCAGAACTCTGACATAGTTATCATTAATAATGATTTTAGGATTCACAACATCCCCATTTGCTGATATCACTGCTTTGCAGTATGTCTCTACATCTCCATCATTGTCGAGCAGCACTTTTTTAGCAAAATTGAATTTACCACCAGTGATTCCCTTTGGCGTGCCACTTGTTATACTGCACAAATATGGAAATCCACACATTCCGACCACAGAAGCAATATTTTTGCCAAAATTATCATAACTTTTAAAAAACGGATTTGGACTTAACAATGTAATGCTCATTTCCATCGCCCGGTTTACATTTTGAGATGGAATGCTAAATTTATAAATTTTACCTTCCACCCATCTGGTGATGCCCATGTATGTCATATACATTTTATAATCGAATTTAGGATTAAAAAATGATATTGCACTCTTCCTCAAAACATCATTCAGATATGGATTTCGTGAAATAGCAGTCACAGTCCTATCTTTCGGTGCGATTCTGTCAGAGACAATGATTCCGCCATCTCCCACGGCATTATCTACCGTGGTGATGTCGTTTTCATATGAACCAAATCCATCCAAACCTTTTGATGGAATTTTCCAATCTGTTCCATCTATTAAAAATTCTCTCTCATCACTTCTCACAAAGCGAATACACACTTTAGTATCCATACGCGCCCCTCATTAATCCCTGTTTACTTTCAACTCTTACTGCTCTTGCAAGCTCGTCAGGTGTTGAAATCTGCTGATTAACATTAATTGTCTGATTGAAGTTTCCTAATCCGGTGCCAACACCATTACCACCCGACATTCCAGCACTTACCGTTGAAATGCTTGCATTAATGTTCTTTGTAATACCGTCTGTGCTCATAAGATCCTGTATACCATCATCAAAACCAGCAACACACATCTCGCCAAGATATTTAAACTTACGCGATGGTGAATGGATTCCAAGGGCATCTTTTGCAGCATTAAACAGATTTGTCGCAAGATTTTTTACATTTCCGGTCAACCAATCCCAGCCCGCTTGTATTCCGCTCCAAATTCCATCAATAATATTCTTACCGATGCTGCCCCAATCCATCTCTTTAAATGAATTTACAAGGCTAGTAAACAATTTCGGTACGGCTGCCAACAATTTTGCCGTGTTTGAAATCATAAATTCTGCCAATTTTACAAGGATATGAACAGCAGCCTTTAATAACTGTGGTGCGTTTGAAATTAATGCCGATACCAACCGTGCAATGATAATTGGTGCAGCCTCTAACAATTTTGGAAGTGCATTTAAAATTCCATCCACCAACGAAACCAGCAAATTAATACCAGCCGTGATTATATTTGTCAGTGTACCAGGTTCTGTTATCGCCATTGCCAACGATATCACAGCATCAACCCCGGCAGATAATAAATCTGGCAGTTTTTCTGCTATACCATTCACAAGATTAAGCAATATCTCACTACCACTGCTAAACACAGAATCTGCATTATTCGTAATTTCTGCGATTAATTTCATAGTTATGTCGTAGGCAGTGTCTCCAAGTATTGGAAGCAGTGATAATATTCCCTCTGAAAGTATAATGAGAATTTCTGCCCCACCACTCAAAAGTTCCGGTAAATTTTCGTTCAAGCCAGTTACAATAGATGAAATCATGTTTACACCAGACTGTATTAAATCTGGCAGAACATCATTTGCCAATTCTGGGATTCGATCAATAATAATCGGAACTAATTCCTCAACCAGATTTCCGACACCATCCAGAGCGATTTCTACTCGTGGCAATATATTTTCTGCTACAGTTCCAACAGAATTAACAAAATCTTCTACAAGTTGGTCGAAATTCTGATTGTCATCAGCAACACCGACAAGTAAATTTTGCCATGATGCTTTCATGGCTTCAACACTACCTTGAATTGTAGTGCTTGCTTCCTTTGCGGTTGTTCCAGTAATGCCTAATTCATCTTGAATTACATGGATTGCAGAATAAACATCGCTTAAGCTGTCCAGATCATACTCAACACCCGATAACGCTGTTGCATCTGCAAGAAGTCGTTCCATCTCTGACTTCGTACCACCGTATCCAAGTTTTAAGTTATCCAGCATCGTGTAGTTCTGTTTTGCAAATCCTTGATAAGCGTTCTGGATGGATTCCATCGAAGTTCCCATCTTATTTGCATTATCAGCCATATCAATAACTGCCTGATCTGCTATTTGAGCCGCTTCAAGTTCATCTGTTGTACTCTGCTTTAAAGATGCAGCAAAAGCGGAAACTGTATCCATATACTCATTAGCAGATAGACCGGCTGTTTTATATGCCTTGGAAGCGTTATCCATGACCTCATTTTGTGCGATCATAAGCTTTCCATATTCTTCTCGCACTTCATTTACACTTTTTCCAACACTATCTGCATAATCCCATACGCTCTGGCCACCAGCTCCAAATAAAGTCTCGACACCGCCTACAAGCTGTTCATAATCTGCATAGGCATTAACCGCTGCCGTTCCGATTGCAGCAATCCCTCCGGCCGCCGCCGTAACTCCGGCAGTTATTCCGGCAGTAATTGTTTTCATGCCATTGACTGTTATGCCGCCTAGTGCACTGACGCCCTTTTTAAATCCATCTGTTAATAATTTTGTGTCAAAAACTAAAGATCCATCAGACCTTCACTGGTTCACCTCACATTCTTCTAGTTAAAAAGATTACTGAATTTTTCATCCTCCTCCAACTCAGCTTCTGTTTTCCTATCAATTTCCCATGCTCTACGCATTTCAGAATATATATCTCTATCTTTATCCTGATTCTTCTCGTAACAGCGATATCCCATGACTTCACGCAGCCTCGTGCTGTCATTAAGTCCTCGTATCAAAGCCAAAAACTTATGCCAGTGCAATTCGTCCACTTCAAATAAATCAATGCCGTATTGACCTAAAACTGCACTGTATATGAGATCACTATCAAGTTCATAATCCAATGTGATTACATTTCGATGATAAATATCCCTTGGCAATGGCGTTTCCGGTCTTGAAAAACCAAATAATTCATTCAAATTACAATTCGCCGGCATTTCATTTTTAAATAAATACGAAACATCGATATTTTCTCCACGCCTAAGCTTTGCTACTTCAATTTCGAATCTCATCCAAACACGAAAATCTGTATATATAGAAAAATCACTACCGCCCACTCTGACGGTGTTTGGTAGTGATTTTCTTGTAAGATCAAGCATTGGCTGCACCCGGAAGATTAGCCATTGCTGTTGCGCTGTTTACCAGATTATTAATTTTATCAATCTGCGCCGAATTTAAAGTTGCTCTCATTTTCTCCATCTTATAATCATTTAAAGGCTTATTATAAGCATCATTGATTTTCAGTACCGTGATGGATAAATCCGACAGATCGATTTCATCCAGATTATCCGATTCCAAAATCTCTTTTGCATTCGCCTCACCCAGAATATCTTTTACAAATTCATGCAATTTTTCAAATTTCTGTCTTGCCTTGATGTTAAGATTGTCCACTTTCAAAACTTCATCCAGCTTATTCATAACCGAAACTGTCTTTTTCGGTAAATCATAGCTTCTACTGTTAATAATTACTGTATAATCCATAAATCCTCCTAAGTCGCGCTATCCGCGGTATATGTCGGTACTCCATCGCTAACCGTAACAGTACCTCGATCAATGTGGTTAATTGAGAAGTTAAAATAAATCTTCTCTGCAACGGAATCAAAATGATCCAGCGTTAAAGTTGATTTTGTTTTCCATGCCTTAAATTTAGGCGTTTCCTCTGATCCAATATTTCCATCAAATACAATCAGGAGATCTTTCTTTACATCTTCGCCTGTAGGCAAATTGAAAAACATATCATACAGATAATCAAATGCCGCATCTCCCTTGTTTGCCTGTAACTCCTGCGCAAGTGATGGTTTGTAGTATTTAATATCTGTTGTTGGGATTTCATCCTCAATAAAATCGTTATCCTCGGTCTGTGCGTTCAAAACCAAGTCAAATACTGTGGATTTTCCAATTCTCGCCCACGAAGGTGTTAATGCCGATGTCTCGGCGGTGTTCAAAAATGGAATAGTTCTATATTTTTTTAATCTTGTTAATACTGACCTTATGATACCTCTCTTTCTCGTAAATAAGTGATGGACAATGACATCTGATATAATGTATCTTTGTCGCTTGCCTCCATCGGATATGGATTCCCGGTAATGGAAAATCCGGTCACCGTTCTATTTTTATCAAGTGCTGGAAATGCATATGTGTAAGAGAAATCATCTGCCCAATATGTTAAATCTTCCAACCATTCATCAGATTCTTTTCTCTCTGGCCTGGATCCGGTTGACTGGCGCGCCATAAAATTATAATATTCTGTAATCTCACAGCTACCGTCATTCATTTCCCTTAATTCTCTGGATGGTGATTTAAAAAGACCATACTGATCGGACCCGTCTGATACATGGTTCATATCAATTGATAAACCCTCATAATTGCTAAGCAATTTTACAATGTATTGTGAGATAGTCATCTTAGCCTCCATTTGCAATTTTCTTGGCACCTTCAAGAATTTGATTTTTATATTGCTGCTTCATTCGGTCGAACCAATAATTTCCACGTTCCGGTGCTTCGTGGAAATTTGCTGGCATATAATACCATCGTCTAGCATATGGTGTGCGATACTTAATCTGTCCGCTTCCAATCTGCGTATTTAAGTGACCGGATTCAATTAAAATATTCTCTCTCTTTGGCACCTTCGGCTCACATAACCGGAGACATTCAGAATCAATAAACTGTTGCACTCTTCCATTCTCTTCAAGTCCCCGTTTTTTTATCGCGGCAGAAATATCGCAGATAAATTTAAACATATTAGGCATTACGCCACCACCACCTTAATGTTTTTGCAAAAATCACGATTGGAATTGTCGTTTATAGACTGTATCATTCCCGATTTTGGATATCTCTTCATCAAATCAGAAATTCTTTTCCCTTTGACATCCTCTACAACGTCCTCGACTGCTCCATACACAATGCAATCCTCCTCATTAGCAGAATTGAGCGTCAGTCCTTCATAAGTGCCATTCGGGAATGTTACGGACGCGTACCGGGCAATGCTGATTTTTCCGTTTTCATTTTTCTTTTCGGTTTTATCAGACCACTGTACGCCTTTTACAACTGTTCTTTTCCATTCTGAATCATAAATTTTGTTGTAAATCGTAACTGTATCGGTAAATAATCCACTCATAACGCACCTGCCAATCCCGTACCAGAAAGACCACCTCTCGTAATCGATATAAGCTGTGATTCTTTCTCTGCAACTGTAGTAATCTTATATGATTCGGAATATCCATCATTGCTGACAGATGAAACTCCTGTTCCCATCCCAGTAGATTCCTGCATATAAAGTGCATTTATCAGATCACAGACGGTATTCTGTATCTGCACATGCACCTGCTTCTGAAAGTACGTTGCCGATGCTTCGTCATAAGTATCTTCAAACTTTCTCGCCCTCATATGGGTATGTACATCCAGTTTAGCAGATGCTTTTTGCAGAAATGCTGGAAAATCATCTTCCGGAACATTCGTATAAAGGGAGCTGTAATGCTCCCAATCAATATAAGGCATATCAAGTTCCCTCTCTTTCCTTAGGCAGTCTTGCCTAATAATTTAATTCCTTTCAGCACACCAGCCATCTTGCTGTTTTTAAGTACTGCTCCAGCAATCAACTCGACTTCTCCTGTTTTTACAGCTCCAGGTGCCTGTAAATCTGGAAGGTATGTCTTAAGCATCTTGCTACCATCTACGGAAATTCCGTGGAATGCATCAAGTCCAAGTTTTGCTGCATAAATATCAGTTGTACCATACGTATCTGAACCCGGTGTTGATGTTGAAACAACATCTTCTGTAGTAGAACCGTTGTAATACTGTCCTGCATCCATAAGAATAATTCCATTGTATGTCTCTACAGTTCTACCGAAATCATCCTTATTTCTGTCATAATATCCTGCTCTACGTGCCGCAGACTTCACCTTTGTAAGCATCTTACTGTTCATCATTAACACATCTGGTTTTGCAGCCAATAATGCAATGAATGTATCTAATTCATCAAGCAATGCGTTGTAATTGCTGTCTAATAATGCAGATGTTGAAATGTCAATATCAGTTGTCATCTCGGTTGATTTTCCAGTTAAAATCTTTTTAAGTCCGTCAAAGGTATTAGGTACATATCCTGTACCAGTAGATGCCGATGTTCCATTAATAACCAAATTGTGGAAATAATTTGCTCCCGCTTTTGTTTTCTCTTTGATCTGGAAATTCATCTCATTAATAGCACCAGATGTCTGAGCGATCACACGGTCAATCTGGAAAGAGCCGCCAAGAATTACCGGACTTGCTGTACATTTGGTTCTCTTTGCTTCGTTTGGTGAATACTCAGAATTAATCTGACGTACCGCTGCGGTAGATGGTGTCTCTAATCTCTGATATCCATATACCAGATTGCTACCGCCTGTTGGTGAAATGGTATCATCAAATGTCAGTTTATCGAGCAGGATGGACGATCTTCTAAATTCATCGATCACATTCTGTTCTACTTTGTCTGCATAACCGACTTTTGCTTCTGCTAATGTTAATGCCATAATTATTCTCCTTTACTGCTTGTATTTTTCTTTTAATGCATCCATCAGAGAAGAAACTCCTTCATCAGATGTCTTTTTCACTCCCCCGATAAGATCAACTTTTCCTGCCGGTTTCGGTTCCGGCTCACCGAACAGCATTTTGCTGTCCTCTGCTTCCGTCAATGTCTTGATTGCTGCTGCAATGTCCTCTTTCTGATTTTTTGATGCTTTCAAGACATCAACATCCAAAAGAGCAGTGATCGCCTTGGCATTCTTACCATTTGCGGATGCAATACTCTCTTTGAGAAGATCATTGAAATCACGATCCGCAATCTCCTGCTGATGCGTTTCATCTTTGGTCTTAATATCTTTCTCAAGATCCTCAATTTTCTGCTTCATTCCGCTCACATCGGCATCTTTAAACTCCTCCAGATCCTTTTTCAGATCTTTGATCGTAGTTTCCTGTGTCGCGGTTTTGGTTTTCTCAGCAGTCAGATCTGCCTGTGCTGTTTCCAAATCTTTCTGAACCGGATCAAGCTCCTCATGATGCATGTCCAGCACCTTATCGATCTGTTCTTTTGCCATTCCAAGTGCTTCTAATTCTTCTCTTTTCATTTTTTCATATCTCCTTTAACGATGATTTGTTTAACGTGGGAGAATCACCCACAGATAATTGCGGACAGTGGATTTGAACCACCACTACTGGCTAAGGAAACCAGTATGCTGCCATTACATCAATCCGCGGCATTAAAAAGAGCCAATCAATCAAGTCCTAATTTAAGACTTGACTAATCGGCTCTAATCATCGGCACTATCGTTATTAAACTTTCTCGTTTACAGTGCTTGCATTTGCACGGCAAATTTTTAACCTCGGTATCTTTATTGATTACCAAAAGGTGGCTCCCACACTTCGGACAAGGATACCAGATAAATCTACTAGGATTCAATATATCACCCCTAGTGATATTATATAACACTTTTTGCATGTTAGCAATGAAAAATAGTCATTCTATTGTAAATAGTGTTTTATATTCCTCTTATTCCTCCATAAATACAATCTTTTGTAGCACATTCTACAGCAATAGAATTTCCTCTTTTATCATAATTAATTATATTGCCACAACGAGGACATCGTACATCTTTTTGGGGATTATTAAGTTTTTCGTTTAATGCTTTCCGTTCTATATCATTCATCATAACCATAAATTATCCTCCTTGCATTCTTATTATACTTAACAGGAACTCCCGCTTCTTTTGCTCTGTCGTATGCATCAAGCATTAACATTCTTCTATCCATATCCGTTAATCCGGGCGCATTGATTGATGCAGAATAACTCGCCCTAAATTCATCTCTCCAATCACCAATCCTAAACTGTGATGGATCATTCATATAATGTCCGTAATATTCATGCGCCAAAACTGCTTTTTCTGACAATAAATCTCTATTGTTTGTTGATTCCTTATCAGGTATGATATCTCCCCTTATATGGATAATTTTAGTTCCATCAACAAAACCTGTCTGCGTTCCTGTATTAAAACTAAGAATATCTACTGGAATATCCAATTCATTTGCATATTGCTGTATTTTTTCAATTTGTTCATCTTCTAATACAACAAATGGACTCTGTCGCATTCCGTTTGCCATATTCCTACTATTAATTATACCACGATTTTTACTTCTTACAAATTTATTTTCACGCTGATATGTAACAGTTTTGACGAGATTACTCGTTCCAGTAACCAATCTAAGTCGGTTATCACGCTCTTTCAGCCCGGCAGCCTTTGAAAAGCTTTTATAATCTGCCATCTGTCCACGCAATTTATTCTGCAAATCCTGTGCATCGCCGCCAATACTTTTTATTGCTTCAATTTCTCTCTTGGTTGCTCTGATCTGCCGCTCCATCTGACGCTGTTTCTGCGTGGATTCATAATAAGTATAGGTCTTTCCACCGATTGTCCTTGGATCAGGTTCTTTTATATCCTCTGGGATTATAGATGCACCTTCCCAATATGGATAAAAATCATGCGTACAATTTGCTCCCTTTAATCCTGTGACAGTTCCATACCCTGTTTCTTTGACAAAATCCGGATATTTCTTGCTTTTTCCAGAATAAGAAAACACTTTATTCTGCCATACCGCATGATCCGGTCTGCTACCCATGTGCTGAGTTGTGATTACAAGGTCATGGTTGGAGTTTTTCAGATTTTCCTCCGTAATTTTTCCAGATAGCTGTGACATTCCAGTTCTGACAGCCATTCTGGCAGCAACGTCAAGTTGGTACGATCTTCCACTTTCATAGTCAATACTTCTCAATCCGCTCTGTGCCAAACGATGTACACAATCCTTGACTGCCTGGTCAAAAGAAAATGCTCCGGTAGATACCTTAATCAGTGCGAGATCCATCTCTCGCTGATACATATCCATTACGCCAGTTGTGCCAAGTGCTGTATTCTTAAATCCCATCGTTTTTGTCAGATTCCTAAGTGCTCCGGATGTCTGCAAAGAAGATGCCTTTATAAATTTACTTAAGCTGTTCGGCTTTGTCAGATCTTCCCCCTGTTGTTCCCACATAGAAAGATCATTATTCCATGCCATATCACCGGCTTCTGCTATCAAAGTTTTTCCTGCTTCCTTTGCAGATTCTATGGTATTATTAATAATCTGCTGCACCTCTCGCTTATATGCCATAGTGTTTTCTGCAACCGCCATCTGAAAATCTTTATCAGCACGAAGCATTTTCATGACTTCTACACGGATTTTATCCGCAGAAAATCCATTTTCTACCATTGATTTTGCCATAAGTTCCGCTGTTTCAGTATATCGTCCGGTTTTCTGCACTCTCCGGGCAATATCAGCTATGACCTCATCCTCTAAATCTTGGTAAAGTCCAATTATGTATTTATCCGATAAAACATCTATCTGCTGTTCTGATAATGCCCTTTAAATCCCTCCTAATCATCAACATCGTCAATTGGTTCGTCTGTATATTGCATATATTTCTTAGCTTCATCCTCTGGAATATTATATTTTTCCATCATATACCAAACCTTTAAAATTGGCACTTCCGGGAACGATAATGCATCCGCTCTCATCGCTTCGAGTTTCGCCTGCTTATCTTCCACATAAGAGTCATCAAAACCAATTGTGATCTCTGCGTCTAAATTATATGCTGTATCATGGTATTTATTTGAAAACCACATGACAGCTCTGCAGATATCCTGTATATATTCAGTGGCTACTTGTCGCTGCTTTCCAAGCTCCTGCATGGCATCCTGCCTTTCACCGAAATACTCAGTAGCCGTCTTAATCTGTCCATTTTCAAAGCTGTATTTTTTTGTTCCGTATCCAAAAGACATAGATAATAATGATAGTGCCAGTTCAATTGCTTTTGTAATCTGTTCTACTCGGATTTCAGGATTATATTCTTGAATAAGCCCCTTCTCTTCAGGAAGTTTTTCCCCTGTAAATACAAATAATTTTTTTTGTTCAGGAGTTAATATTGGATTTCCATCATCATCAAAAGCACAAAGTAATTCATTTATCAGTATAATTTTTTCAGACTTGTCCAAATCGCTAAACAATGCGTTATAGCATAAATCTACAACCTTAAGTGCTGGAATTGCATTCCATAATTTAGGCAGTCCGTAGCCTTCCATATTATCCAGATTATTCACTTCAGCAACACGCATAACAGCAAACGGTTTCACATCACCAAGCTGCACAATCGTCTGTTTTCCAACTTCCTCATCTCCACGATCATTAAAAATATGTGTCTCCGCAGTATATAGATTATTCTCGCCAAGCAAGAATAACACGAGTGTTGTCTGCTTCTTTCCCTTGACCAGTGTACTTCCAGAAAATGCCGCCTCAACCACAATATCATTCTCCACAGTGAGTGGCGTAAACGCATCTGCTTCCACATAATTAAGCTTAATATCTCCACCTCTCACAGAAGAATCATCCATAATCGTTGCATTGTCCAAGCGGATATAACAGGCTACTGTTCCATCCGCAGAGGTTTTTTCTAACTGTTTACGGTATTGCGTGTTGAAATTACTGCCAGCAAGCACCTTTGCTACAAAATCCGCTTGTTCCCCTTCTCCTGCATTGATCTCAAGCACCTCACAGAGATTAGCGTCATCAGAACAGCATCTTTTTGCAAAATTCAGTCTTGTAAGCTCATATGGTATCCCATTGATTGTTTTTCGCTTATGGAAATCACTTATCAATCGGTTCGCGTACCAGTCATCACATGCATGAATGATCGTTAATGCCTTATCATTTACATCGTATCCTTTTTTATTCAAAAATGCTTTTACACAATCCTCCATCTCTTCCTCCTATCTTCTGTCAAGATCAACATATTCAATAAAATCCAAAATTGTATAGTTCTCCGCATCCCACCAGTCATTGCAGTTTCCGATGTTTTTATCCTCTGGTATGTCCGGGTGGTCTGGATCCCATTTCAACTTACCAATCGCACTTCGTAGCTTTGTGCAATTCCGGTTTATCTTCCACCTTCCGGTATTCATCAGCATGTCGTAGGTTCGTGGTCTGTCCGACACTTCATTTTTACGGCAACCTTTAATATTTCGGTATGGCAATCCTGCTTTTCTCGCAGCACTCCGCAGGCTGTTTATCATCGTTGTGCTTGCGCTGTCTGGAAATACCCAGTCAATAAATCCGTACTTTTCCTGGCAGTATTTGAAAAACTCTATAAACTTACTGCATATCGCTTCCGCATCGATGTCTGGAGACAGTTCCAGGTTTGATTCCTCCGCTGTCCTCAGATCATGATATCCGTGGAAGTAAAGCTTCAGCACAAAGGTTGTCATGGATCCGTTTCCACCAAAGTCTATACCCATTGTAATCCTTGATGGGCGGTGAAGTAATTTCCCTTTCAAATCCCTTTCAAACAATGGATCTGTATCCTCATCATACAGATATGGTTCATTGTTCTCTGCAAACTTACGGAAAATGATTCCTTCTGCAACTGCTCGTTCGCCTTTAATGTCACGCCTATACCACACAGTGCCTTTCTGATAGGTGCTAAGAACTTTTCTGATCTGCTCATCCGTCATGCTCATATTGTCCACCAGAGTGAAGTGTCCGTAGTTATAACCATAGCTTGGGTTTTTCTCCTGCTGCTCTTCGTGGAACTTTAGAATCTCCATGTAATACCAATGCTCTTCCTCTTTTGGGTTCAGATCATGAAATATCTTACGGTCGGAACTGGAAAGCGTACGGTCGAACACCTCTTTTAAAAACTTCGGGTGGCATTCGTTCGCTTCTGTGACATACGCCATGCCATAGGTGTTACCTTTAATAAGCTTCTCATCTCCGTCCTTACCTCCACCGGATATAAGCACAATCTTTTCCCCAGTCTTGGTCTGAACATAAACGCAGTCACGATCCTTATACTTTCCCTCGCGGTGTCTGCCCTCAAAGTAATTGAGCAATCCATATCCGTCACAGTCTAGGATATTAAGCTTTGCGGTCGCATTCGATACGCCTGCTACCAAATGTATCTTGTTTTTGTGCGTTTCAAGCAGGGAACAGAAGATCATCGTTGCAAGCACGTTCTTCCCACCTCGCTTACCGCCTTCTGCCACGTTGAACCAGCTAACCATGCATCTCTGCATATACTCATACTGTCTCTGGCTTAATGGTGCTGGTTTATTCATCCGCATCACCTTCTTCCAGATCAGATATACTCCGGTTTGCTACCGGGTGTTGCAAGATGTCCGCTATCGTCTGCATATTCTGTAAAATCTGTGCTCCAGAATTGTCGCTGACTTCGGCACGCTTTTTATCAAATTCTGCCTTGTATTTGTCGTCTGGATGCAATAAGAAATACTTTGTCAACCAATCATATGCTTTCTGCTTATCGGCTAGCTTTAATGATACTCCATCTTTCCCTTGTTTTACCTCTTGTATTATCTGCGTATCTACATTACAAGATTCTGCCAGATGTACAGTATTTACTTCTTTTGTAAGATATTCTCCTGTTTCTGGATCTTTTATCGGTCCGAACGCCCCCATAATTCTTACTGTTTCTCTGCCGAAAGATAAGTAATCTCCCATGTCTGAAAAAGCTATTCTCATCTGTATTTCTACAAAATCATCTGCACCGGCTACTATCTGCTGTCGTTTGATTTCTTTTAGGCGTTCTATCTCCGCTCGCACTCCAACATTTCCCAACAATCTAGAACCAGCTCGTAATGCCGTTTCATAATTACAACCATATGCCTTTTGATAGCTCTGTGTTGCATTAAAAGTCCTACTGTAATATATACAAAACATCTGCTGTTCCGGCGTCAGATCATCATTCTGTAATGTTGCTTTCGTGCCATCATCTATAGGTGCTTCCTTCTTTGGTGCACCCTTGCTTTTTTGTGTGCACACCTTTTCTTCTTTGTGTGCACCCTCTCCTCTACTCCATGCATACCGTTTTTTCCAACTCTTGACAGTGTTGATAGTGGTTCCGTACTTCTCCGCTATATCCTTATATTTCATTCCTGACATATAATCCTGTTCTGCTTTCTCGTAATTCTCCACTATCTCACTTCCTCTCCTATCACACAAATAAAAAGAGCCGGACATCAATCAAATTAATGACTAATATTCGGCTCAATGGCGCTAACTTATATAACTATTATATCATACATAGTCTTACTTTTCATCTTTTAATAGTTTTGATACATTTTCTCCTACTAAGGAAATTTTATTTCTTATCTCTTTTTGAAATGCTGTTGTGCTACTATTTATCTTTTTTACCTGCTGTCCTTCCTGTTCCCCGCAGCTCTCTTTGCATGTTTCACGCAGATTGCTCATAAATTTCCAGGTTAAATGTCTAATCTCTTCTGGGTCAAATTCTATACATAATGCTTTTGACACGCTACTATATGTCCCTATTCCTGCTAAACATTTTTCCATCATTGCATTTGCTTCCCGGTTAAATTCCCTATGATTTGTAATAAACTTCTCTGTATCGAATGTGTATACGCACTCAGCAGCTTTATCCGAAACAATATACGCTAACATTTCTAATTCGCTCAGCCAACTAATACATTCTTTCAAATATTGCAACTTTATCTCCTGCCTCTTATATTTGGCAGTTTGTTTTCTCTCATCATGTAACGTTATTATTAAAATTAAAAATGGTGCTAAAAATTCAACAATATGCCATACAACACTATCTTCACTAAAGAATTGGGTGATATCCATTTTACAATCTTTATTCCTTCCTCTAAAACAACCTATATATATCTATAAAATTTACCAACCATCGAATATTGACGGTTGGTATCGAACAATTATTTAACATCTATTTTAATTTGATAACTCGAATACTGTGGATTTCTTTTCATAAAATCATTGAATTCATCTTTAATCCAAATGTACTTCTCTCTCACATTCAGCGGTAACTTAATATTAAGTAAATTTTTTTCTAATAATTCTTTTATTTTTTTTATTCTGTATATGAGTTCCTTTTGGGAAATATCATGTAAATACATTAATGCAGTATCTATATAATAGATATCTTGTGTATCCTTCTCAAGTAAATTGAATAATTCAAAATATACATCTGTATCTTTCATTTTACTCTTATATTCTATGATTGAGGAGGTATCGACTACAATTCTTGGATATTTCGATATATTGTTTTCCAATTCATACGCAGAAACTAGTCCTTTGCCATACATAATCGCTTCATTATAGTAGAATTTTCCATGTGACACTCCACCCCTTAATAAAATACCATTTGCCAACAATAGTTCCTGTATCTTCCCACAGCAATATAATACAACTGTCAATGCGGGAGGGATTGAATCATCACAGGCAACAACTATACTATCTGACATAATTCTATAGAAAATAGGAACTATGTCAAATTCTTTTTTCAAATTATCAATAATACACTGAATCTGCTCAAATATATTTAAAATATCTTTTTCTTCTTTTTCGCATACAATTTTTTTGAATCCAAGAATATCTAAAAATCCTACATAGTACATTTGCAAACTGTTCCTCCATGACAAGATATCGAGATTATACCACTCCAACCGCCAATATTCAATTATCAATGTACTACAGTTTTTACCGGCATATTTCAGCCGGCAAAAATCTCAATATTCAGTTCTTCATGTCAAAAAAAATCAAAAATGGCTCTTAATACTCGTCCAATTGTTAGTGGAATTATGGAAAGTATCCAAGCAATGATAATAAGTAATATTATCGGCCATAATGCTACCTGTGCCAGCGTATCCATCTCATCTACAGAATCATCTTCTAAGAATCCGGCAAATACGCATCCGATGAACGCATATATTATGATTCCTATAATAATCTTCATTTCGTCACACCTTCTTTCATCCGTTAAAGTTCAGTTTAGCTTATTTATAATCTTCAAATTTTTTCACAGCGGCAAAGGCAAACCTTGAATTTACCCACCGTTGCATACGCTTTAAATCATCTTTTGGTTGTAGCTTGTATTTATCATAAATCATCACGTATGGGCTGTATCCAAGATCCCGGAGCGTATATATTCGCTCCAAATCCTGCTCTATAGTGGAATTAAATCCACACAGAACGTATACTGTCATTTTCCTATGATCCCATCCGGTAAGTTGTTTAAACATTTCAAATTGCGGAACAATCTTATCTTTATCTTCATACCGGTCCCATGCGAAATGTATCTGTTTAATCTTCATCTGCCGAATGTATTGTACTTTTTCCTCTGTCATGATACGAATATCACATCCTTGCGAAAAATCCACCCACGCCCCGCTGTCAATGAGCTGTTGGCTCAGTTCTTTCCAGTTCTTACAGGCAAACATATTCGGATCAAGCAGTACTATGTTTTTCTGCCCGTTCCAAAATTCGGACAAATCCGCAACTTTTACGGAACATTTCCCCTCTTTTTTTGCAACGATACAGAAATCACATCCGCGCGGGCATCCTCTCGTCAGAAACCCATATGCTGTATCTTTACACAAATCCGGGTAAAGGCTATAGTCCGGGTAAATATGCTCAATCTCTGTCGGCAATGGATCTCCGCCAGAAGGATAATTATAGCCGGTTCCGCCTTTTATTATTTCACCGGCGCATACCGGATGTGGATAATCTGATGTAAAAGTAAACACTTTGCTCATGTAAACTCTATCTGGCGGATTGCACCACGCAGTTAACGGATCGTACCATTCTACCGTATCGCCCTGCTGTTTATGCCACGCTGACAGCTTCATAATGGGGAGACATGGAAAATTATGCCCATCAACATCTATCAGTCCTACTCTCATTTTCCTCTCCTAAATTCTAAAGTTCAGTTTACTTGATTTAAAATTTTTCTCATTTGCTCGATATTTCTATCATCAACAATATCAATCACTCCATGAATATTAAACGCAAGACTTTTGAACATGTCTAATGTGTTAATCATACTTTTCGCGTCTTTTTGAGTTATTCCACATAACGCTTCTTTATGTCCTAATTCAATTCCGGCAAGACAGCCTCTTGAATATGCATCATCCTCTGCGCTCCTTGCTCCTAAAAAATAGGCATTTGAGTCTTTAACAGTCTCATAATTTTTACAATTGGTTGCGTCCATATTTTGAATTATACCCATATTCCATGCTTGACACGCATGTTCGTGAATGCATTGCTCGCAAGTTCTTTTAGCTTTTTTATTTGCCATCTATATGCCTCCACTAAAATCTAATTAATCCGCATAAGACAAATCATCTTTGATAAATTCTACAAACTGCTCTTCAAATTCTCCCATCGAAGATATGTCGAATTCATCATCTCCAAGTTCTAAAAAGGCTAATAATTCTGCCTTTAATGTTTCACTGTCCAAATTTGTTAAAAAATCCATACTCGTACCTCCATTAAAATCTAATTTACAACATTACCAGTTCACCCTTGTTGATAAGCGTACTGGCAATGCTTCTTGTTACGTGCGTCATAATTTCAGCTTGTGAATGATTTTCTGCAGCATACTTTCTAACAGAATCCAAATCATAAGAAAACCTTGCATCGTCAAGGTACTGTCTGATAAACCGTTCATTGTCTTCCGCTGAAAGCCTATGTAACTCATGCTTTTCTGTGAATCTACGCTTCACTGCGGTATCAACATCATCCATAAGGTTTGTTGCGGCAATAATTACGTGGTCGTTAGTAACTGCATCCAGCAGCTGTAATAAACATGTAGTGCTTCTGGAAACCTCTGCGCTTGCACCGCCACCACCGTATTCCCTCTTTACTGCCAAGCTATCTATCTCGTCCAACATTACAACACATTGTTGCTGATTGATGAAATTAAACAAATTAGTGAGATTTTTTGCAGTTCCGCCAAGATAACTGTCAAGCATACGTGAAAAATTTACATACAGATATGGCATTCCAAGTTTATATGCTACATATCTAGAAAAAGCCGTCTTTCCGACTCCACTCTCGCCATAGAGCAATGTTGCATTCAAATACGGGATCTGTTTCTCCATAAGCTGTAAACTCACATCGTTCATGTTCTTGATTAACTCAAATAACTTTCTTTCATCCTGCGTTAAATAATATCTGTTTTCCAAATATGTATTTGTCAGATCTTCCATCGTGGCAAACCCTGAAATATTTGCAGGAAGTTCCATAAGATTCATTCCACCAGATCGTAACAGACTCTGATATTTAGTGACTGCATAATGGTTTTTCTGAGTTGTATCCTCAGCGCAACAGCAAAGAGCTGCATCTTTGGCTTTTTGTATATTGTTTTCAGCCACATATCGCACTAAGGCAAGTTGATTGCTTGTCATTCCCATTTCACATTTCCTCCGGTAAATTCTAATTTAACTATTTTATCTCCTGCTCAATATTTAAGTTTCTAAACATTGCACACATCACATCCACGACGATACTGTTTCCAAACTGTTTGTAAAGTTGTGTATTGCCATTGCCTGCGAACCATATCCGGCAAACAGTTCAATTAATCGTATAGGTTTTGTAATACGGATTGGTTCACGTATCATGTCAAAAATGCTTATCTGAATCATGGCATCACCTCCCCTACTGTTGTGCCAAATAGCACATAATCCCACAATCTGGGAAAATCTCTGTATTCATGTTACCTCTGTTCGGTTCAAGTTCATCCAGATATACCGGATTACCTTTTCCGTCCTTAAGGATTGAATAACCAACTTCTCTTTCCAACTTCGCCCGACTTTCAAAGACTTCCGGGAAATCCTTTCTGATATGATTCCAATAACCCATGCCGCCTTTTACACAGCCGATACAGTTATTGTTCGGATAGCCAAGGTCATACATCAAAGGTCGGGCAAAATCAAAAGTCCGTTCAAACAATCCATGTACCTCTTCTTTTGAGAGGTTTTTGTCAATCAGCGGAAATTCGTGTGCGGCTTGCGGATTTGCTTCAATCGTCCGCTCTGCCCGGTTCTTTTCCTTAAGGTCGAATCCCCAGACGTAAGTCAATTCACAATCCTTATGTCGTTCCTCCCACTCTTTTCTCACTCTCTTTTTGAGCCAGTTCGTGCAAGGTGCGAATCCGTTTGCCGGATTTCTAAATCCTCCAAATGTTCTTACGCAATCCTCTACACATCTGTACTCGCTTGATTTCAGTATCTGAATTTCTTTCCCGATTGCTTTCTCGCAATCTTTAATAAACCTGATACTGTCCTCATGTTGGTCTGCAATGTCAATGTAAATCCATTCGTCTACATTCCCTGCTAAATATCCAGCCATAAAACTTGATATTCCTGCGCTTACCCAACATACTTTTAATCTTTTCATGACAACCACTTAACAGATTGCTCTGTGTCCGTGGATAAGGAATTACGGCTCCCAATAGTGCCATACGACACCGCTAATTAAATTCCTTTTGTTCTCGCCTTTCTTCACCTTTAGGCGGTCAACCTTGGTCTACCAAGGCTTCTGTCATTACTCCTTTCTCATTCCATCTGTTTTTAAAATTTCATCTAAACAAGCATTCCAACCAAATCTATACGACGGGATAGGCTTACCTGGCTGCGGGTACTTCCCACACACTTCCATCTTCTCCGGCAGTTCCCGAAGTGGACACCAATCTGGTCTTTCGTATGTTTCAGAATCAACAATTCTTGATACTTCCATAGCCTGGCAACTGTCAATACCTGCATCCGCGTTACAATACAAAAAGTTGCAACCAAAACATGATTCTGGCATATCCATAACTAATACTGCTTTAGGCATCTTCTATTCCTCCTATTTTTTATACACTTTCCATGCTTTAAAGCTATTCCCTTTAGGTACATCGCAAATCCAATACGTTGTACGTGCTTCTCCATCTTCATCAGTTCCAAAACCATAATAAATATAGGCTTCTTCTACCGTTAATTCGTTTACGTTACACCCATATTCTTCCGCGCCAATTTTTAAAGCTTCTTCCTTGTTGTATTTACTCGCATTGAAACCAAGTGAATCGTCGTCTCCGCAAAAACAGTCATAATCAAATTTACTCATATTCTCACACTCCTTCCGGTTTCTCACACCGTTCAAATTTTATTACCCACACCCACGGATTAGCATTCCATCCGTAGCGGTCAAGGTCGGATTTCTTGATGGTGGAATCCCATACATCAAAAAAACCAAGTGCTGTTGATGTATAATCGAAACATCCCTCTGCTTCTGCATCATCGTCTGTCATATCCTGCAACCGCTCCACTCTTACATCCGTAACCTTAAGCCAGATACGGGCGGCGTCTTTCGGCATGTAGATAGATGGTTTCCACTTTGTAACATCGGCAATGTCATTTCTTTGCCAATCTTCGTAGTAAAAGTATCCGTTCGGTGCCTTTTTCCATGTTTCTCTCACGTACAGTATATCGTCCGTGTGATATGGCGGATTCCATTGTTTGCTTAATTCCTCATCCTTTATATTTTCCGGAAGCTTATATTCTTCTCCCCAAAATTCGTGTGCTCCCCTGTTTGGATATGTCCATTTTCCTATACAACCCTTGTGGCTACCTGCATATGTATAACATAGCCTTGATTGTGGTTGCGGCTTTATCACACGTCTGGTGCAGGTCTTCCGTCCGTCCAGAATTGCCAGAACCATTTCCGTGTTGAATAAAATCGGTTTAATTGCCATCTACTCCACCGCCTTTCACAATCTCGATTGCTTTACTAATAAGGCATACCATGCAGTCCGATGCTTTACACTCTTCTCCAAAACAATCTTTGTTCACTGGTGATGTCATTATTTTTTCAACTTCTTCCAACTGTTCCACGACCTTGTCCGGGTCGTAGGCGGTCGGTTGCGCATCTATTAATTTTAAAATTGCATCTTTAATATCATTAGTAAATACATCTTTATTTTCTACCTCATCCCAAATTCCTAAAATTTTTATATGTCCTTCTAATTCATCAGCATCAATCAATCTCATCGTTCGCCCTCTTGTTCCAATCTGTAGTTGCTTTCGCACGCTCGTCTCTCCCTGTTCTGATTCCTCCTTCCTGATCCATGTACATCTCACATTCATAGCTTTTTGGAAGTTCTGTTCCGCATTTCATACATTTGATTTTGAACATTACCCCAACATCCGAATGCAATGGCTTATTTCTAATGGTTAAGAACATTGCTTTTCCACCGCAGAACGGACATGGCTTAAGGCTTTCACTCATTCTTCATCACCTCCAAAACTAAATAAAATCCCATCGCTCCAATCGACACCTAACTGTTTACATTTTGCTCTCGTAGATGTACCTCCAGAATGACTGGTTCTGAAAAGAAACAGTTCTTGAACGATACTAAAATATGACATTCTATAATAAAAGCGTTCCTCTTCGTCCAACTCCCTAATAGCATCTTCACCATGCACATATTCGTACCATTCCTCGAACTTTCCGACCAACTCCTGCATAAGGCTAATGCAATACTTCAAGATGTACTTTTCATCGTGGCTCTCCAATTCTTTCTCTACAATCTGTTTCTCCATCGCCGCCCGGCATTCTTCCACCGTGCCGATTGCGCGGTACTGCTTCAGTTCTTCCAACCATTCAGCAAGTTGCTCATGTTCGTTTGCACATATAGTATTGCCATATGTAATGGCTTCTTTATCAACCGATTCTGGAATATACGCATTATCTTCGATTAGTCTTGCTGACATCTTTTGGCATTCAGCCACTTCTCTTGCGTGTGATATAGCTTCATCAATTGTCATAGTCACACCTCCAACAGTTCCGGGTTATCAATCATGTTGCCGATCACTTCAAAATTCTCTGAATCAAAATCATCCAGTTCCTCGTAGTAATCACAGCCCGGCTCATTCGTACACCATCCGTTTTCATGCCACACGACACGCTTTCTCGTCTCATCTTCTGGAAACTCAACGTCGATATGCCCTGAAAGAATATCATTCTCAAAAATCCGTCTGCCGCTTTTATCATTAAGTCCTGTGCACTGGCAAATAGTTGATGGGTCTATCTCGTAAACAGCTTTTTTACTTGCGAAAACCGGTTTAAAAATAAGCGATCTTCCTGCAAGTTCATAATAACTACCAGACATCCATTCTCCGTCATCAATGCACTTTCCGCGGAATAAATATCTATCTTCCATCCTTTTCCTCCATTTCTTTCAGCTTGGCTTCGGCTTCCTCACGAGTAAAGAATACCGATTTATTAATTTCGCAAATGCTGCAATGTTTAGCTATGCTTTCACGTGTGTAGTACGCCTTATCACTACAATTCTCGCAAAATCCTCTAACACACATTCCAGACCGATTACTTTTGTTTTTTCCGCAACAATACTCGATGGAATACACTGGTGCATCTTCACTGATTGGCAACCGCAGAAGTAATCCCTGCTCCTCGGCATCCTCGTAGTCAGCTAATTTTTCTGCGGCTGATATATAGTCATGTTGCTTTACCCATACACCAGATTCTCCATCTGGAACATTATCGATTCTTTCTGTTAATCTCTCCATGCTATTCCTCACTTTCTGCCTTAAGCCAATCCAAAACACATGATTTGCAAGCCTCTTCAGGATGAGAACATTCCTCTACGCCCATGTGTTCTATGCAACTTCCAAATAATACTTCTGCCAGCTCTTCATCCGTCATGCTTCTGATCCGGTCTGCATTGGTCTGTGGTGATGTCATAATTTCAAAGCATTCATCTTTCCAAGCTAAAACATTTTCAAGCTTGTATGAGCTGTAGCCGACATTATAATGATTCTCTCCAATTTTCTTGTACTTGATTTCATAATACGGATCTTTATCTATCATTGTTACGATAATTTCTAAGTCTGAAACCTTAATATGTTCACCCTTTTGCTTCTTCGCCATGCTTTTCATACACTCCATCATATTTCTACCTCACTAAATCCGTTATTTTAACAGATACCCCTTTATATTTACCGGTGCGACAATACTCTGCGGTATCAAAAAAACAAATGCATCCATCGTCTTTTTTTTCAAGTGCTATGCTTACACCATTGCTTACCAGTGTATTTTTTAACAGCGTCAGTACCGCCTTTATCTCATTCTTGGTTTCATCTGTCATTTTAACTTCACCTTTCTCTTTCTGCCTTTCTTCTCAAACTTATCGCACATCCCAACCGGGCATCTACGCCTTAATCTGGTCTGTAAATAATATCCACACATGATTTCTGTTTGGCTTTGCTTGTACGAATATTTACATTTCCAGCAGTATTTTACGCTTGTCTTTGTCATTTCTCCCATGTTAATAATCCTTATTTCGCCACTTAATTTTTATTTTATATTTCCACTCGTTATCATCTTTTCAATGATTTCCTCCTGCATCCGCTCTGCGATATGATCCCGGACTGATTCTTCTGGAAATGCGATCTGATATGTCCGCTCCTTGATCCGGTTCGTGATCCGGTCATCGTAGGATAGTTTGTCCAGCGGATCATTACTCGTGAAAATCGTTACCTTCTGGTTTATGTACCGCTCATTGATGATCTGATACATTTTGTCATTTATCCAGTCCGCTGGTCTCTCCACTCCGAAATCATCAATTACAAGAATGTCTGTGGTGTAAAGTGCGTCTAAAAGCTGGTTCTCACTGTATTCTGTATCTCTCCGCCATGTATTCTTAATCTCTTGCAGGATGGTCAGTGACACTGCAAACTTCACTGCATAGTTTTTCATCAGCTCATTTGCAATCCCGGCAGCGATCCTCGTCTTACCGCTTCCCTTTGTCCTCGACCAGATATACAGTCCCATGCCTCTTTCCTTCTGGCTCTCGAAATCATCCAGATAGGTTTTTATGATTTTACAGGCATCTGACACCATCTTTTTACTTTCCGGCTTCCTGTACACATCCATTCGAAACGATCTCAGATCCATCCCACGGAATGCCTCCGGTATATCTGCGAATCGCAACCGCCTTGACATGATCGCTTTCTCACGGCATTTACACGGTACTGCTATTTCAACTCCGTCTTTTATTTTCAAGATCCACTCCCGACCTTCGCAAATTGGACAATCAGAATCCCTGGAAGTCTCCGGTGTCTCCGCATTCCTGCATAAGTTCGTTGAGTGATTTTTCATGCGTTCCAGTATCTCTTCCAACTGATCCATCGTTCTCTCCTTTCAGATACTGCATAAACAAATTCTCTTTCAAGAAATTCTCTGCATTTTTAATATAGCGATCAGGTGTCCTTTTCTTTTGGCAATCAACAGCGTAATTTTGTGCAGCCACTATCAGATCATCTTCCGGTACACCAGCCAGTACCACATTGCAGTATTCTGTTTCAGCAAGACAACCAGTACACCGTTTCGGATATGCTGCGGCAAACTCTCCGAATTTTTCCAAGTGGGATATAGGGGGTGTGTTTCTTCCCTTCTTTCCTTCTTTCTTTTCTTCTATTGTTGTCGTTAGTTTGTCGTTAGTTTGTCGCTTGCTTGTCGCTTGCTTGTCGTTCTGCTTGTCGGTTGTCTGGTATAAATCGTACTTAACTACTGTAAATACGCTAAATTTGCTTGTCGTTTTGCTTGTCACTTCGCCTGTCGTTTTCAAATGCGAAATTGCTGTTCGAATTTCACGGTCTGAAAGCCCTGTTTCGTCCGACAATTTCCTGATAGATGTTACAAACGATCCACGTGGTATCGTTGTTCCTTTGAAATTTCCATCCTTCCAATTGGCTTTCAGCAACATATGGATAAACAGTCGGGTTGTATTAATGTCTGTGTACCACTCCCACTCCAGAAGTCCACGGCTCAGTTTTATGTAGTTGCCATCCACCAGATCACCCCGTTTCCAAGTTCTTAAGCAAGTCTCTTGATTTCATTTTCGCCTGTTCCGGTGTAAGTTCCGTGATTGTGACCTCAATTCTCGGATGCTTTTTATCTACGCAAAAGGTATCTGTAAAACCGGAAATCTGATCCCATCCGTCATTTTTTAACACTCCGCAGTTGACCAGTGCATCCTGTATGACTTTCCTGCCAAAAGATGATATATTATCCAAATCACGCCTTTTATCCTTTTCCACCCATGTGTATTTCATAAACACTGTTTTAGTGATATGGATTCCTCGCAATTGATTTCTAATATATAGAGAAACAATATCTTGATTCTTTCTCTTTAAATCTCCGCCTTTGTAGCGGCTTGCCTTATCCGCACGGATGAAATCATTCAGATTATCCAGTCTCCCTGGAATGATTAATAAGTATTCCAATCTCACGCCACCTTTCAAATGTCATTTTCATCGAGAGCCGCTTCTTTAGTACCGCTCTAGCTCTATGTAGATCTTTTGCAAGATATTCTTGAAGTTCTTTCTCATCCACCGGATCACCGGGAACTGGTCTATAATAACCGTTGCCAACGTTAATGATACAGTCACCATCGTTATTGGCATCCTCGACCATCTTCCGAAACTTTCTGTCTTTTACCGGATTTGACATTCTAGCCAGTGGATTTTTGTGTCCATAGGGAATATCGTAAATCGTATTCATTAATCCCCTTTCTTCTCCGGGACTAACCCCGGAGATAATAACCAGCTTCCAATAAATCGTGATATATTATTTTCTGCATGAATAGGTTTCTTTCTGCCGTCAGGCAAGGTGTTCCAACCCTATAACCACGACTTTCCAAAAATATTTCTGAACTCTTCTCTTGTACCGTAATGAGATTCATAATATTCCTGCGCCATAGTTTTTAATTTCAAATCAATTTCTTTTGCATTTGCGCCTCTCTGCGCTCCGTTAGGATGCAGATCCGGTCTGAGTGGAATAACAAAACCATACTTTTCACTGTTTTTACGGTTTGAACTTCCGAAGATATGATGTCTTTCCACCGGATATGTTCCGGTAAAATAACAGTGATCCATATCATCCGTGAACACGCTCCAAAGCTTTTTACTCATGTTCCCCACTCCTGCTTCATTCGTTCCAATTCATCCGGTGTAGCTGTCTCAATGCCAAGTTCCTTTGCTTCTTCAACAATCCAGTCTATAAAATGGCTCATTTCAGCAGTATCGTATTCACTGGATCCTTTAATCATCAGATAAGAAGCAAATTTACCATTGTCTTTGATAAATTTCCAATGACCATCTACCTTTGACATATCAACTGATTTTTTTACTGTGATTGTGATATATCCATCTTCATCCTCATATAATGTTCCATATTTCTGGAGCATCTGCTCATATACATCCTCTTTACTTGAAGATATATCTGGATGATTGGCAATCTTCGTCATTAATACCCACGCATAAGCATTTGCATCAAGACTTCGTTTCTGCTTATATTTGACCGCTCGGATACGCAACAGATCATCTGATCTCATATTTTCAACCTGTCCTGCTGCCGAAGCATCAACCTCAAATGTAAGGATGATGCCTTGTCCATTTAATGTACGGCTCGCTCCGGTCAGTTTTCCTGTAGTATCCATAAGCTACTCTTCTTTCTTTTTCTTATACCAGCACTTAACCTGTTCAATGATCTTAGCAGCCATTTCACTTGATAGATCTGAAGTCTTTTCAAAATGATATTTTTCTTTCAGCGTTTTCCAGATATCATTGGATGTAGCATTCTCACACATATCAGAATACGCGCTTACAAAATCTGTCATTGTCCTAAGCTGTTCTACGGTTGCTGGAACAAAATCATTTTTAGGTTCTACAGTATGGCTTTCTGAATCTGGATCCTGCATCTCTTCGGTAGGAATACAGAACACTTGAAAACAAGCATATTTAAAAGCACTCGTCATAGCTTTATTCGTTGCCTTATCTCCGGAATCCATGCCCTCACCGATTGTTACTGCCGTGATACTGCTTCCATCTTCCGCATAAAAGGTATATTTAATCTTGCAGACCGAATAGATCAGCGTTGCACCTTTTATGGATTTTCTTTCTTCTCTGGTCTGTTCTAAGACCTCTGGAACGATAAATATATGATTGTTGACCAATGCCGGATTGATTGCATTCATTACCGCATCAATTCCGCGGTATTTAAACCCCTGCGTCTTATTCACATCATTTTTTCCAACCGCACCGATTTCTTCCATGCACTTTGATATTGCCTGATATATGTTCATCTGTTTTGCTGTCTCTGCCATTATCGTACTCTCCTATACTTAATTTCTAAGCTGCGCATCTGTGCTTCCAACTGCACGATCTGGAACGGATCAGCAATAATCTCATAAACAATGGAATCATTAACCGGCTTCGGCTCAATAATAATTTCTTCCGGTGCAGTCTGCGCAACTGGTGATTCCTGCATCGGAGTATCAATAGCAGAATTAACCTCTGATGCCGTACGTGCTTCCTCTTCGGCTTTTCTTTTGGCTTCCTCTTCCTGTCTGCGCAAAATCTCTTCTTTCTGCTTCTGATACTGATTCATGACCTCAATAGCATCTGATAATTCTAAGGTTGTCTTATATTTCTCAATTCCTTTATCCTCAAACTCTGATTCCATGCTGCGGATAATACCGAGGTCTTTTTCTACATGATCCACTCTCTCTGTAATGGTTTCTGTGATTGCTTTCTTTGTAGTGGTGGCATTCTCCCACTTACTGTCATAAATTCTCTGTAAAGGAAGATATCCGCTCGCTTCCTCATGCTCTGCCATGATCTCCGTATAAATTTCAGAAATCAGCGCTTTCTTTTCTTCCACACGCTTGCGCTCAAATTCTTCCACCTGGTTATTAATAAAGTTGATTGGTTCATCAATCAGATTGTCCAGTTCCTTTACCTGCGCTTCAAAATTGGTGTAAGGAATCATAAAAGATTTTTTCACTTCCAGCTTTTTATCGTTAACTGATTTTTTCAGTTTTCTAAGACTTGCAATTGTTTTTTTGGCTTCTGTCTTGGATTCCTCCGTGAAAATCATATTTTTATAAATTTCCAGCTCGGAATTAAGTTTTTCCTTAATCTCCTCAAAATTAAAACCAATAACACCATTTTTCTGCTCAACATTTACTCTGATTTCTTCCATCTTTCTTTTATCCTCTCTTCCTCTGATTCAATATCTGCCATCTCTTCACGTCTGGCTAGTCGCTCATGCAATCTATGAAGCCTTGCTTTCTCAGCTTCATACCGTTCATAATCATTGTCTGGAAATTCTTCAATTGGCATAGACAACTGACTCCTTTTTCCCATCATCTGTGATGTTTATATCTAATTTATTAGTGTCTACAGTAAATGTTCCATATATATTTCCATCTGCTGCTAGGACTACATTTCCATCCTCAACCCCTAAATTTTCAAGTAAAACTGATAAATCTTTCAGTGCATCAATAAGCTGTCCACTGTCATTTCTGCATAATCTAGTTGCTGCCATTTAAAAATTCCTCCATTTCCATCTGTCTGAAATCTGTAGATAACACCATGTATCTGACAGCTTTCTCTTGCTGTTGATTCATGTACTGTTCGTCCCGGCATTCTTCACACATGTTTCCTTCGCCGGGATCTAAACTGCATCCACAGATTCTGCATTTTCTGTAAATCATAAAATCACGCTTTCCAAAAATTTAACTATGTGTTACAATAAACGCAGAAATACTTTTGTATTCCTACGGTAAATAGCACCAGTTCTCGCCAAAGAATGTTATGGTGCTATTTTTCTTTTTCACTGAGTAACCATCCTTTCATTTGATGGTAAAGCGGTATGTATCCTTCAGCGTCAACCTCAATATGAAAATCCGTTGCCACCTTTGTAATAATCATGCCGACCGCTATATCCTCGACATTCGGATTTTCCTCACCGCTTACGCATTGAGCATTTGTCACTTTGCCACCTCCTCAAATTCCCCAAGGAACTCAACATCAGCGTCAAGCTTGTCCTTCCGGCGGATCATGTAAAAGTATGCTTTCCGCTTTTCTTCTCGGCGGTTCTCCACATCCATGATCGCAACTCCAATAAGTGCAACCACCGCACCGAGAGATATTGCGATCAGCAGAAAAACATAATACGTTCCATCCGCATCGAGCATTCCGCCAATAAACATAATTCCAAGCCCTACCGCTATAAATACTTTACTGATCTGCTTCATTCTCCACCTCCTACTCTGGTACATCCTTATTTTCAAATGTGATTTTTACTCCTGCGATATCCGCCAGCTTAAATAAATCCTTTAATCGGATTTTTTCTGGATGTAAAAGTCTGTCTGTGACTGTTCGTGTTGGAATACCACTTTTTGCACTCACATCCGCTGTTGATAGATTATTCTGCCGAAAACCTCCTCTTAACAAACCAGCGACATAATCAACTCTCTTTTTCATTTTATCCTCGCATAAATTTGTTTTTGGCATAATTTCTCACTCTCCTTTCTAAAAATGGTACAAATCTTTTCGAGTTGCATGTTAATATGTGTATATCAAAAATAGAAAGGAGGAAATACACATGACACATACTGCTGAAAAGTCCTTAAAATTTCTTCAAGCCAAAGCTATAACTGGCATAAAAGACTTTAAAGACTTAGATTTAATGACTGAGCTTGGTCTTTCTTATGAAATTGCCTTTAATGTCATTGCTGAGCTTGAAAAATACGGTTATATAGAAGTTGATCGTCAATACGTCAATTCACATTTCACACTGATTTAACTTCTATAGATAGTCCTGAGTAATTTTACTTGGGGCTATTTTTCTGTCCTGCTTATTGGACTGTTGTTGTGGTAATTATTTTGACGGAATGGTTTTCCGCTCATTTTCAAACTTAATAAGATCTTCCTCATAAACTCGGTATTCCCTCCCTAGCTTGATTGCATTAAGTTTTTTCTTGCGAATCCATTCCCATACTGTGATAACCTTGACTTTGTATCTCTCTGCAACTTCATCACAGGTATACATTTTAGACAAAAATATCCCTCCTTTTTGTATGTTATTTATACTTGTGTTTACTTCGGTTTAGTGATATATTTATCTTGTCAAAGCGAAATATATCATTATTACGAATTATCTCGTGTCAAGAATGAGTTGACTCGTGTTACCGAGGTATGTACATACTATACCTCGGTATACCGAATTTGTCAATACTTTTATTTCGTTTTTCCGAGATAATTTTAGAAAGGGAAAAGTATGTATGAAATATTTGAAAAACTATGTCAAGAAAGAGGAATAACACCTTATCGCTTCTGCAAGGATACTGGCATCAATTCCTCTACAATAAGCACCTGGAAAAGCAAGGGTTCTGAGTGTTCCCCGAAGACTGCGAAAGCAATATGTGAATACTTCGGCATTAGCATGGACTATTTAATGTCCGGCAAGGAAGACTTATCAGGTCTAAGCATTACACCTCAAGATGAACGAGATATTGCAAGAGATATGAAAAGTATTCGTGAAAAACTTTTAAGCGGCGCTAACGGTCCTCTATCCTATGATGGCGAGCCGATACCAGAAGATGATGCAGAATTGCTTCTAGGGCAAATCGAATTAATGATGCGTAAATTGAAACCTATTAATAAAGAGAAGTACAATCCTAATAAGAATAAAAAGTAGGTGCTACATAATTGAGAAAAGACATAAAGCAGTTAGTAAATTATTACGTAAAAAAATTCAATACGAGAAATCCATACAAGCTTGCAGAGTGTCTGAATGTAGAAGTCCAGATCGGCGAGCTTGGAAGTCAAGCCGGATGCTACATGTTTCTTAAGAACCACAAATGCATCTTTCTGAATGAGGATTTGGAAGAAAATGAGATGCGCCTTGTCATGGCTCATGAGCTTGGACATGCTATCATGCATCGAAAAGAAAATTGTTATTTTATCCGGAATAAAACTCTCATGCTCACATCAAAATTAGAAATTGAAGCAAACACATTTGCAGCAGAGCTTCTGATCCCGGATGAAATCATTTTTGAGAACCAACGAACTACTACCGAGCAGCTTTCCAGGTTGCTTGGATACGAACAGGCTCTTATAGAGCTTCGCTTAAAAACATTTTGAAAAATAGGAGGATTTTTGTTATGCCATTATTAGTCATTATTATCTTATTAATCTTAGCTTGGTTTTTGTATAAATTAATATACTATAGAAGCAATTCATTTATTGAATTGAAAAACAAAATTGAAAAATATACAAAAGACTGCAATGACCTTAATGATCATATTTATGAGTTAAAAAGAACCCACATAGGAATAGATCAGCTAGATTATGGAAAAGCATCTTATCAAGATGCAAGTAATTACAATTACAAGCGTCCGGAATTGAAAAAACAGGTTTTTGCACCAAATATTTGTAACTGTTCAAGAAGTGTTTGCGATTCAGCTCGAAAGCAACCATTTAAATATGTATGCAAATATTTTAATATTAAGAGCACCGAGGAAAACCTTGAACAATTTGAAAATATGCTGAATAATTTTGAAGCTGCTGAAAATGGTAAAAACTTATTGGTAAATGAAAAAAACAACATTATCAATGGAATCAGTTCCGAAATCCCATTTTTGATTAAAACATTTGACAAAAAAAATTTAGAGAAAAAACTCGGTTTCGAACCTATTGATTTAAGCACAATTTATTTTCCAAAGTACATATTCAAATACACAAGTTCTGGTGGTAATGCCGCAACACAATGTGATGTCGTTTTCAACCTTGATAATTTAAACCGGTTTGTGGTTTATCTGTCAGAATTAGTAAAATTCAAAAAAAGTGCTGCTGGACAAAGAGCTTTAATGACAAGTAAATTAAGAAAAAGTATTTTGGAACGTGATGGATACACCTGTCAGAAATGTGGTGCTTCACAAAAAAATGAACCAAACCTATTACTTGAAGTAGATCATATTGTTCCGATTTCAAAAGGTGGTATCACATCTGTTGAAAATTTGCAAACATTATGTTGGAGATGTAATAGATCCAAAGGAAGTAAATTAGATTTTTAAATATAAAATTGCCCCTAGTACCGTAATACCAAGGGCAATCCTTCTGAATGATACAGAAGCTCTCACAAAGCATATTGTATCATTCGGAGCAGCCAAATGCAAGCGGAACACCAGTTCTCTGCTGGCTGTTATTTTTATACCTATTTTTAAGGAGGATGATACTATGGCAACTGCAAAAAAATTACCTTCTGGATCTTGGAGATGTTTAGTGTTTAGTCACTATGAATATGTTACTGAGAAAGACGGAAACATAAAAAAGAAACGTATTTATGAATCATTTACATGCGATGATCCAAGCCCAGCCGGGAAAAGAAGATGCGAGGCTATGGCTGCAGAATATGCCAACAAGAAAGAGCAAAGCAATCTTTCAAGCTACAAATTGACCTTTGGAGAAGCAATGGACGCATATATATCTGAACGCTCTCAAATTCTGTCTCCTGCATCAATAAGGAAATATAGAAGCATGCAAAAAGAGTTTTCTATGCTTAATAATTACAAACTAAAGGATATCAATCAAAAAATCGTCCAACAATATATCAATTCTATCTCTGGAACATTATCACCAAAAACTGTACGTGATCGCCACGGGCTCATTACAGCAGTACTAAAAAGATATGACCAGAATGTTATTTTAAATACTACTCTTCCGAAAAAGAAACGGGTTGAAAGAAACATACCATCAGAGTGCGATATTAAATTATTAATAGAAGCTGCAAAGGGTACAGAAATGGAAGTCCCAATTTATTTAGGAGCATTTGGCATGATGCGGCGTGGGGAAATATCAGCATTAAGGAAGTCAGACTTTGAAAACAATGTAGTTCATATAAGTAAAACAATGGTTCTATCTCCTGATAATAAATGGATTGTAAAAGCACCAAAATCATACGCTGGTGATCGTTTTGTCCCAGTTCCGCAGTTTGTTGTAGATGCATTTATGGCACTGCCGAAGAATGGGGTAAATATGACACCAAACATTATTACATCACGTTTTGAACATGTGCTAAATAGTGCCGGTATTGAGCATTTCCGCTTCCATGATTTGCGTCACTACTCTGCAAGCATACAGCATGCGTTGGGAATACCTGATGCTTATATCATGCAGGCTGGCGGTTGGGGAAACGACAGAGTATTGAAAGATGTGTATCGGCATACCTTAGAAGATTCAAAAAAGAAAATGAGTAATATAGCTATTAACTATTTTGAAAATATGCAACACGAAATGCAACACGGCGCAAAAAAAACACCGTAAATTCGGTGTTTTTAGAACAGGGGATGAGAGAATCGAACTCCCACCAAAAGTTTTGGAGACTCCTATCATACCATTTGACCAATCCCCTATATATTATAGTTTTATTTCAAACCATTAATATCATAACTTATCTTATCCATTTTTGCAAGTGTACATTCAAAACTTCATACAAAGTCCAAGAATCAAACGTTTTTGAAAGCCGGTCATCTCGATTCCGCTTCGCTTCATCTCGATGATTTTGCTACGCAAAACTCCGTCTGTACCAAGTGCCATATCCGCAGACAAGTCTGCTCCATGCCACTTCCTACATCCTGCCGTCTTTCTCCGCT